TAGAAATAATTTAGTTCCTTGCTGTCAACGTTGTAATTCAAATAAAGCATCATCAATTATGAAAGATTGGTATGAACAACAAGACTATTACAGCGTAGAACGGTACAACGCAATTCTTTTATGGACTAAACAGGAAGAAATTGAACACTGGTTTTCACCATCGCTTAAAATTGCATAGTTGATAGAATTATAAAAAGGGATAAAAAAGTGGGCATTCGTTGGAACAGAGAGACTCAAAAATGGGATAAGACCCTAGAGAAAACTAATTATCCTACTAATTTAAATCAAAATCTACCTGAATCACGATATGTAACCGATTTTACGGAAACGTATACTGGACCACACAGAAGAAGAGTTAAAAGCGGTTTTCGCACATGGTGGGATGTTACATGGTCGTGGCAAGTAGGAGAAAGGCTTCCGGACGGTACTACCAAAATAGTAAGCGACGAAAAGAGCACTGGAAGAGCATATGGTAAAAAATGGGACGACGATGATGATAGAGACTTTGACGACGTACCTTGGGAGTGGAATGAAGACGAAGATGACACTACTCCACTGCAGGACGCTTTTGAGATGCACCAAAACGACAAATATAACGCAAATAATTGGAATCAACACTCCGCCCCTAGTAACAGATCAAAAAATGCGAATAACAAAAAGACTAATGATGGGTATAGGGCGCTTAACGAACAAGGCAAAGCTCTAAATGCCCAATACAACAAGTTAGAAAATACGGCGGCAGCTACAGATAGCGGAGAGTATCTTGCTGCACGCACAAAACTAACTCAAGCCGGACTACCCAACGGTCTAATCGAGGAATTTAAAGAATTTTATAGGGACAAAAAATTAAAGAAGTGGGATTCAAAAGATAACAAGGAACCACCTTATGGCGTTTTTGATGCTAAGTATTACAAAAGCAATGAACCGCAAGGCAGAACAGCCTTGGCTAATTGGAACAACGCTGTAAAGAACGACAATATTGACATAACTGAAAATTATGACAGTGAAAAAAATTATTTACACTATCACTACAGTACGCAAGGAAAACCAAATAATGCCCGTGGAAACAAAATAGAGAATCTTGTTAAAGCCAAAAAGTATCAAGAAACAGTTACAGATGCAGATAAACAAGCAATTAGAGACAGGCAGTTAGGAATAGATTTTGATACTGCAACAGAACGTCTTTTAAACATTCCTTACATTAGCCAAGAATGGGAAAAAGCCAAAAATGGTGATTCATATTGGAGAGGATTAGGAAAAGAACGCTTTTTAGATGTAGAAAAACCAGATGAATTTGCGGCTTTATTTCGTATATCAGAAAGAGATGCCGATAAACAAGTGCAGTTTGCTAATAATGTCAATTACGATAAAGGCGTTATCACTGAATTAGAAGATGTAATTACAGGTGTAGTTGGTGACGAAGCCATTGTTGAAACTAAAAAATTCGGCGCATTAACTCAAGATGTGCTTCAAGAAACTATTGATGAAATTAAAAAAGCAAAACTAAAAGAAGAAGAATTAGATCTTATAAGTGGGCTGTCTGGCTTTAAAGAAATTTTTGATATTAATGAAACATTAACAGATTCATTATTTGGTTCCTCGGGAGTGGGAGGTATTTTACCTTTTGCACCAGGAGGTTCAGATATGAAAGAACAATTTGAAAAAAGTGTCGGTAAAATCTCAGGTGTAAACAGAAATGAAAGTAGATATAATTGGCAAGCTTGGTTTGATGAGACGTTAGCTAAACGTTACGACGAAGCGTTGGAACTAGGATTAACAACAAAAGAAGCAGAAGAACAACTAAAGATTGAACAAGAATTTGCACAGAATTTTGTTACAGAGTATTTAGTCCCACGTTTTGATACTTCGAGATCTATGGATGAATTTGTTGAATACATAGACGTGAGGCAAGAAGAACAAAACCCTTTTCAAACACAAAGCAGGTTAGATGCAGTAAGGACTTTAGCAGATACACAAGCTAATGCTTATCTTGATAGCCTGGACTCTACACGATCTTTTAATGCTGATTTTTATTTTAATCCAGACGGCGATATTAGCAGAATAACTAACTACGCAACGCAAACTAAAAATGTTAATGATGATTACGATGTAGCTAATACAAATCCAAATCAACTAATAGATAAAAACCTACCTGCACTCGGAACTTGGGCACAACAGATATATCGCTTTGGTATTGGTAAAGATAACAACAATAAGCTCAACAAAAATGCGTTTGCCAGCATGCATTATGAACTTCTTGGTAATGCAAGAGGATACGACGGAGCAGAAGATATTACTAACACAGGAAAAGTATCAGACTATATCAAATCAAAAGTTAACGCTCTCAAACAAAAAGCGGAAGAAGCAGGAACTGTTTACGGCGAATTTCTTACACCTGAAGAATTTGCTGATGATGTATTAAAAGGCATAGATCCTGACAGTGACGAGTTTCAAGAAGTATTAGAAAGCGTTGGACTAGAAGATTTTGAAGGAACTGTAGAAGAATTAAAAGACTATATCATTGAAGCTTTACAAACAGGTTCAGCACAAAGAATTAGAGAAAATATAAAATATTTAAACGAAGAGGGTGAAGATATAGATCAAGAAACTCTTGGAATTACGTATATCGAACGTGAAGAAGATATTGATAAAGAGCAGCAAAAAGCAGACACTGAGCTATATAAAATTTTTCAAAGCGCAGGATACGAAGGAAGTGAAAATGAGTTCTATGATAATTTTATGACAGACGTTAGCAGAGAAGACCAAGAAATTTTAACAGCAGCTGCTAGAGGTAAAAAATTTAGTTTTGATTATGAAGGACTGAGTTCCAACGATCCCTTCGAAGCATTTGCTTCTATTTCTGCATTTATGCCTGACGATGATAAAAATAAAGAAGAAGAAGAAGAAGATGAAGACAAAGAGAAAGACAAGTTTGGAGTAGACAATAGTTTATTTGACTTATCATTAGACATAGATGAACCAAATAAAAAGAAAAGCAAAAGCGCCGAAAGTTTTCTTGGTGACTTCACATCAGGTTTTACATTCACTTAACAATAATGTCAAATAAACATAAAAAAGCTACTAAAGCAGCCAAATTAGCTAAAGACAAAATGGCCTGCAATAAACCCAAAAAAACTCCTGGACATCCGACTAAATCCCACGTTGTAAAAGCTTGTAAAGACGGCGAAGAAAAGATAATTCGTTTTGGCCAACAGGGTGTAAAGGGCGCTGGGAAAAATCCGAAGACAGCCAAAGACAAAGCACGTAAGAAGTCATACTATGCAAGACATAATGCTCAAGATTCTAAGCCAGATAAAATGTCTGCTAGATACTGGAGCCATAAGGTTAAATGGTAATGGACTCTGTAGTTGTTGAAATTTCAATTCCAGACTGTAGAGTCATGTATCAAGCAGTTTGCGACTCTATTGAACATTGGCCTGGATCACCTGCAAGAGATCCAGAAGAACAAAAGTCATTACTACAATTAAAAATGTTTTGGTTTAGTATTTTGTGTGAAGCATCTTACAACAGAAAATGAAAACAGCTGATGGAGTTTACGTCCCTAGCAGACCTAAAAAAACAACACAAGGACAAGGGAAACATTCACGACCTAGTGGCACAAAAAAGAAACTACGAGGACAAGGTAAATAGTATTAGTATTGTTTTAATTAGGTCTACACAATGCCGGAATTTATTGAGGCAATCGAATTAATTAAAAAATACGAAGGCTTTAATGAGAAAGCATATCCTGACTCTGAAACAGGAGATGCGCCTTACACTATTGGCTTTGGCTCCCAGTTTTATCCTGACGGAGCCCAAGTAAAAAAAGGGCATAGATGCAGTCGAAAAAAAGCACTTGAGTATTTACTTCATGAAGTTCAAGTCATTAATGAGCAGTTAAATGGTTTAAATTTGCCATTAACTCATAGCATGCGGCAAGCTTTAATTTCTTTTATTCACTCAGTTGGCTGGCCTGGTTTCCTTTACAGTCACATTGTGGATGCTATTGAAATTTCAGATTATAGCTATACAGTTGACTTGTTGGGACAATGGATTTTTGATAGCAACCATAAAGTAATTGGTGGCTTGATCGAAAGAAGGCGAGATGAGACCCGCCTTTTCTTAGAAGAACTAGAAAGCATTAGAGAAACAGATGGCAGTGTTTTGCTTAGAGCGTTTTCTGCATATTGCGGGAAGCCGTTTCAATTAAAAGCAATTAGAGAACTAGAGGCAAATATGAATCCCTATACTCTGTCAGAATTTATTAACAATTTCTGTGCAGAAGAAACGGAACTTTGGGTTAGGTATCCATCCTTTGAATTTGATGAAATCATTCATTTGAGGGCTTAGAATATAACTTAATGAAAGGTTGCGTCAAAAGATGGAAGGACAAGCCGATTTAACATCATTCGAACTTCCTCTGGAACTTCAGTTTGCAATGCGTAAAGCAGAATTGCAGGCTAGTGAAATGACTTGGGATCAATTACATGAAGCATTACTAGGCCTGTATCACCAGCGCTTGATGGAATGGCACGCAGTTAAAGCGATAATGATGGATGAAAATATTCAAATTGATTTTGATCTCCCAACAGAAGTCGAATTAATTGAACTTACCCTCAATGCATTGTCAGATGAGGATGAAGAAACCGAAGGACTTGAACCTTTTTAAGTTATGTTGTCAACAGAATATCGAAAACGCCTGGAATTTATCTGCAGTCGTATTGCAGAAGGACAAGAGGTAAAACTAGAAGATATGATCTGGGCAGAGAAATTAGCTAAAGCTAATCGTTCCGCTGGTGAAATCATGCGTCGTGCCAGACGTTTGGCACGTAAACCAGACATGAAAGCAGACAGCTTGGATGGCTTTATGAATGCAATGGATTTAGGAGATCCAGATCCACAAAATCACCGCACCAATTTAAATGGCGCGGATGATATTGCGGCGTGGTTCAGCCATGATAAAACAGATGACTGGCGTCAAAGAGACTGAAGAATTAATCGTTGCAAGTACCACTCAGCTTTTTCAAGAGACTCCTTACCCCCTTTCTGCTTTTCTCTCCACAAATATTTGGCGACGTTACCTTTTAAGTATCCTCTATATTCTTCTGGCGTTAGTTGTGATTCAATCGCTTCGATACATTCCACACTGCCTGAAGTGTAGTGTTCAGGATGATTAACAACATCTTTTTTGCGTTCAGCCTCTAATGTGAGATGCTTGCCCATGTAAATATCCCACTGTCTTTCAGACACAATATCGCCACTGGTATCAGTCGCCCAAGGAACTGGACAAACCCCATCAGGGCAGTCCATCA